CTTGGAGATGTTCTTCAAAGAAATTAAAATATCGGTTGACTGTTTCATCCCAAGTTTCTCTTCGTTTTTCCTCTGGAAGCCACCTTGAATAACGGCTAAGATGTATGTACTCTTGGTACTGCGTTGGTAATTTACTCATCTCTATCCCCTTGTAATGCATTAAATTCTGCAGCTAACTGTTTAGGAAGATCTTTAACTTTATACTCACCTTCCTGTTTAAATTGATCAGTCCTCACCATCTCTTCAAAGATATTAAATGCTTTCTCACTTCTATATCTATGAAGATAACTAAGACCAATTAGTACGTTAGTAGTTTCATCCGTAGTTACTTTTGCTCCTCCTTCTACGAGTCTCTCAGTTATTAAATCTAAATCTTCTGAAGTTTGATCTACTAAAATTAAAGATGCTTCTAAATCAAATCTATCTTTCATTCTTTCCCCTTTCTCTTTCAATTAAAAATTCAATATAAGTTCTCGCTTTTAGGAGATCGTTTACTCCTCCTTTATGTTGATACCTAGAAATGTATTTGATTACGTTACCCTCTAGAAAATCCAATTCATTCTTGGTTATGTACTCAATAGGTTGAATAGCAAACCCAACTTTGTTATAGTGTTTGGGATTTGTTACCTCCTCCTTCTCCAGTGACCGCAACTTCCGTATGTTGTCCTGATCATTTCCAACTTCAACTTGCTGACATGGCTTAGAAGATCTCAGAATATTTTTAATGTTATTCTGATCATCTCTTCCAAACCCTTCTTGAGAACTCTCATCAACATAGTTCCTCCATTGTTTTTTCTGTTTCTGAGATTGTTTCCTTTCTATCTCATCCATATCGTAGTTACTCATGAGGACTCCATAGTTTAACTTCTTCAGTTGTTCTATTATACTCACACTTTCTAAGTATTCTAGCCATACGAGCATTCAAGATAGCATCTTCTTCTGTTAGTCCTGCTTTCTCATATCTAGTTACCACAGTTTCCCAAAGATCTTCTTTTTTTGTAGTAGCAGATCTTAACAACTTTTCTGCTGTTACTTTCCCTACACTAGGACAACCTTTATAGTTATCAACTGTATCTCCTGTTAAAGTTTGAGAAAAGAAATTAAAGTCTGCTTCTTTTTCAGACAAAGAAAATATTTCTTTAGTTTTAAGATTCCAATGTAATCCTGGAACTGTTAAGAGATCTTTATCTTCACTAACAATCACATATTCATTTAGTAAATTATCAGTAGTAGCAATTATTCCTATTACATCATCAGCTTCTAAAGAAGTAAACTGGCGAAAATGATATGTATCCTTACAATATTGTAAGGCTCCTGTAAAACATAAAGGTTTTCTTCCTCCTCTTCGGTTAGCTTTATACTCAGGATTAATTTCTTTTCGATAATTCTTTTTATCAGAAAAACAAAGAATACTTCTATCTCCTTCCATTTCTTCAACTATCAAATCAATTTGATCATCAATAATAGTCTTAACTTTATTAAGATCTGACCATAATACCCATTGGTCATCTCCCCAATTAACTTCTTCTTCTGCTACTCGACATGCTTTATAAAGTAAGATGTCTGCATCTATTACTGCTACTCTTTCTTTTTTCATATTTCCTCTTATAGGTTAGGTGGATTGTTGTAAGTTTCAGGATCATTTATATCGTATCCGTACTCCTCATAGTATTTTAAAGTTAAACTATTTCCTCCAATATCTTCAAAAGGAATCACATAAATTAAAGGAAATTTTACTACAAATAATAAATCAAAATCATCTTTTGTATAGGGATATTTAACTGATTTAGCTCTATATCTATCTCCATTCTCTCGTTTTAAGATGATACGTTCTCCTTTTTCGGTTGCTTTAACTTGAATTGTAATCCATTTATTACCTTTATTGATTACAAAATCACATTTACTACATGGATTAGTTGGTTCAAAGATATCATAATTCCATCTATGTAATATATAACGTACAAGATCTTCTCCTGCTTGTCCTATAGACTGATTTATCAGTCCTTGAGATGACATATCAATGAGTTTCTGCCCAAGTTCCTCCGATTGAATACTCTCCTGAGAGAGGTATTCTGAGTCCAAATCCAATCCCTGTAGTGGTAATTGCCTCGACACATAGTCTACCGATTTCTTTGGCATGTTCCTCCTTTACTGTTAATTGTACTTCATCGTGAACAAACGCTACCTGATCATAGTCCTCCCCACGTTTGAACCCTTTTTGATTAAGTAGTGAATGCATTTCCACTACCCACTGTTTACAAATAATAGCTCCTGCTGATTGAAGTAGAGTGTTTAAAGCTGCATGTTTAGATCTAACAGGTACTCGTCTTCCATCTAGTCCTTTGAGAGTTCCTTGTTCTTTGGCTTTTCTTTGGACATTAGTTCTGAGTTGTTTAAGGGCTGGAAGTTCTCCAAGAAATTTTCTTTTTAATAACTTCCCTTCTCTCTGCCCTTTCCCCACAATCTCCCCAATTTTTTGATCTCCTGCACCATACAGAAAACCGTAAATGAATGTTTTGGCCTGATCTCTCGTAGCCAAACCAGCTGCTTTCTGATTAACAGTATGTATATCTTCCTCCAAAAGTTTTTTACCATATACACCACCATCATAGTTAGCAAGATAGTGCGATAAGCAACGCAACTCAAGACCAGAGACATCAATCCCCAATAGTTTCTGTCCTCTATTCGGAACAAATAAAGACCTGCAATCTTTCCCATAGGGTGCATTTGTATTTGGAACCTGAGCGAGGTTCGGATTTGAGTGAGATGCCCTTGAAGTCGATGCTCCCATCGTGTTGACTCTACCATGTAACCTCCCATGTTTAACTAGTTTAAGCCATGCTTGATCTCCTTCTGCAAGTTGACCAATACGTTTATTTAACATTAAATATTCAGACATTAACTTAGCTTCAGGATATTTTAATTTTTTGAGAATACTCTCATCAACCTTAGCTTCACCTGACGGAGTGAATTCTTTTGGTTTCCATCCTCTAAGTTCCTTGAGTCTTTTTGCAATGTGTTGCCGTGAATTAGGATTGAATTCAATAATTTTAACTTTAGAATACAGTTCATTACGTCTAAGTCCCTCGTTGATGAGCCATGATCCGAATACTTTTCGGAGTTCTCCTCCAAGTTCTTCTCTCCTTTGTGCCAGCTTTTGATATAATTCAATAGCTTTTTCTTCATTAAATGCAAACCCATTTTTCTCCTGTATATTGCAAATTTCGGCTATATTATGTTCCAATCGTATACTATTTTCCGTTGGTAAATTTGCCCTTAAATTTTTCCATAAAATATGCGTTAGTTCTACATCGTTAATACAGTAGTCAAGCATCTCCTGAGAAAGCTCTTTGAAGCCATTACTTTTTCCAAAATTTCCTTTGTTAAAATTTAATCTATATCCCCATGCTTCTAAGGAATGTGATCCCCAAAACTTAGGTTCTAATATTTTAACAGAAGAATCTTCACTCCTAAGATCTGAATGAATTAACCTAGAAAGAATAAGAGTATCTGTAACTTGTTCTACAGGAATCACTAGGCCATACAATCGGTTTAGAACTTCTAAATCAAATCCTAAGACATTATGTCCTACTATGTGATTAGCTTTTAACTTCTCTAAAGCTTTCTTAATTTCTTTATCTGTAGTAGCTACTTCTATTCCAATAGAAGCACTCTTCATTACTATACAATGAACCTTAGTGACTGTATCTAAGAGTCCATCAGTTTCTATGTCTAGTATTATGTTTTCCATTAGAAATCCTCCTTATTCTCCTTTTCAAATCCATAAGATTTAGCTTCATTAACTGAAGCAGTAACTACCATTCTTCCAGTTTCTTTAGAATAATGTAAGGTATCTGCAATTCCAGTTTCTCCTGTCCATCGGTTTTTTAGAACTCTGATGGTTGTGAGATCTGGATTCTCCTCGTCTTGTTGGTTTCTTTCGCAACCAATTACTATGTCAGAGAGTTGAGCTATCCCATGAGAACCTCTTAACTGGTTCAAGGTAGTCCTGACTCCTTCTTCATGACCTTTATCTCCTGTAGGTCTTCGTAAGTGAGATACGAGAATTAAAGAGCATTGAACTTCTTCCACTAAAGAACGTAGTTTAGTCATTACAAAATCTAACATTCTCCTTTCATCTCCGCCTTCTAATCCTGAAAGAACTATGGTCAGATGATCCAAGATAATGTGGCTACATCCTACACCTTTTACAAGGTATCGTATCTTGTTAAAGAGATGGTTTACTTCCATACTTCCCCAATGATCGTAGAGGAATAGATTTCCTGTACCTAGTACATTATCAAATCCACTCTTTAATTCTTCTGGAGTATGGTCTACACTTTGTAGATGAATAGGCTTGTTAAGATATAGTCCTATAAATCCAAGCGCAGTCCTCTTAGTGTTCTCCTCAAGTGCAAGGTATCCCACTTTTTGATCCTGAAGCATTAGGGAATAAGCGATCTCTCTACAAACCTGAGACTTCCCTACTCCTGAACCTGCAGTGATTGTCACAATCTCACCTTTACGAATACCCTGAGTCATGTTATTCAATCCATTGAAAGGATAAGGCATTGAATCTGTTTCTACTATGGTACTAACAAGATCCCATAGGTCTTTTCCATCAATGATGCCATCAGGTCTATAACTTTTTGCATTCCAGATCTGGTTTATTATTTCTGCACCTCTTCCTGCTTGGATCATTTCATTTGGATCTTTAAGAGGAAGGGTAGCAATCTTTACTTTTCCTGGAGAAAACAACTGAACACAATCATCCACAGCTTTTTGTCCAGCTTCATCCTGATCGAACATTAGTATAACTGACTCAAAATTTTCTAGGTATTCTAAGTCGTTCTGAATTGCTTTCCTTGCTCCTGCTGCTCCAGTTGGGATAGATACTACAGGCCATTTGTTACCTTGAGCCTGAGAGACAGACATGGCATCTATTTCACCTTCACAAATGGTGATCATTTTCCCTTTTTCCCATAAGTGTTTTCCGTAAAGTCCTGCTTCTTTAGTATCTCCTATAAACAGGAAATCTTTGTTAGGAAACCTGAGTTTCTGAGCTACTACATGTCCATCTTTTTTGTAATTAGCAATCTGGACTTTTTTACCTTTGAATTCTCCAATTTGGTAAGACCACTTACTTACAGTAGCTTTAGTTAAACCACGCTTTTTAAGTGGTTCTGATTCTCCTTTTATGAAATCCATACTATATTTCTCCTCTTGTTTAAGATTTTCTTTAGTATCTCCTTGTTGTCTATATCCACATCCTGGAGTAAAACACCAACCATGACCATCATCATAGAGTGCTAGGTTATCTACTGAACCACATCTAGGACAAGGTGCGTGGGTAATACAAACTGATTCTTGTTCTCCCATAATCCTCCTTTTAAAAATTTTTTCGTCCTTAAGAAAAATATCGACGAAAAAAATTATTTTTCATGTATCCATGAGTTAGGTACTATTGATTCGGCATATAGAAATTTATATTTCTCACACCATTCTTGACAAGTATACCTTCCTCCTTGAACTTTACTTTTAAGTTTTCCAAACACAAATCTAATATCTAGTTCTGGATGTTGCTGTCTAATCAGTCTATGTTTTCTCTGATCTTCAGCTTTGAACCATCCTTTAACTTCTATCAGTATACCATTAGGAAGCAAGAAGTCAGGTTGATATTTCTTTGGAACCTCATAACCTATTCGGTGAGTTTTAGGCTCAAAGATAAAACTAACTTCTTGCTTTTCTAGATGATCAGCTACTGACCCTTCTAGATTAGATCTATAACGATTAGAAATCGTCATCATCCTCAGATTCTGAAGCTACAAAAGGATTCTCTGTAGATTCTTCTGAAGTGAAACCTTCCTCCTTAGTAAATCCTGATGTTTCTCCTCCATCGTATTCAACAAGATCCAAGACCTGAACCGCATTGAAATACATAGTGACACCGGATTTCCCGTTTACAGTGTATTGTATTGGAGAGTAAGAAACCTTAACAGTTGATCCCCAACCAATATCCACATTACAAGGCTTCATCTGAGAATCTACAACCATGATCTTAATATCACGAGATTCCCCATTTCTTCCTTTGATTGTGGCTTTCTGCTTGAACTTGAAGACGATATCATCACCATCTTCTTTGTATGGAAGAAACTCAGATGCTTTTTTACCTGAAGAGGCAACTTCATCTGCGATCCACCCATCAATTTTTTCCATCCAGCTTTTTGCTTCCTTTGATTTAGCAGGAAGAAGAAGGTTAATTTGGAACACATCATATTCAGGATGTGGTCTTTTAACATTAACCCATTTACATTTTGCTTTTGGACTTACCAGTTTTTCTACTGCCATATTGTTCTCCTATATTATATATTAATATTGATTAGATGAGAATTCACCTAATATTTCTCTTTGTAATGGATCTAATCCATCTTCTATTACTTCATCTTCTTCTGCTTCCTCCTTTGTAAAAAGATTTATAAGATATTCTGGATCTATTCCAGAATTATTAAGTTCTATATAGATATCTACAGGTAAAGGTTCTCCTGATTTTAATATCTCTATTGCTTGATATTCAAGTTGTTCCATGATTTCCTTTCTATATCTAGAGTAGGTAAAAAGAATTAATTAAAAAAATAAGGTGAGTCTAACACCTCATAAATATTAAGGTTTCCTAGTTTTGGAGGTTCTGGAACTTCATCCAATACTTCCAAAGCAGCTTTACGAAAATCACCTAGAACATCATTCTTAGAATAAATATCTACGAATGCTTCTCGTAAAAGTTTTGCCAGTTTAGGAGTATTATAGGCATGCGTTCCATAACTATCATGGATCATAGCATAGCTATTAATCTCCTCCTTGTTACATAGATGCACAGTCAGGGTTAGTGCTGAGGCATCTAAACTATGCACGAAATTAGGTGCTGATCCATTTATAGATCTATGAACATCTATCTTCTTACCATCCTCTTCATAAATTACAGGTTTTAAGAGTTTACCATCAATGGTAGTATTGATCTGTCTCCATTTAAAAGCCTTGTAATGTTGGTAGATGTAGAGTCCTGTAGGAGTTTTCCAAATAACAGGATAACCCTTTTTAGAGAGTTCAGAACTAACATTTCTGATCCATGTCATTGCTTCCTTAGCAGAAATTATAACTTCTCCAATAGCACTCCAAACTAAGGCGGTAATCCAGTTTATATATTTAGAAAGTTTTTCATTTTCAGGTATTTCAAACTTCTCCCCTTTCCTAAGTTGATCTTTTACATACTCTTCTACATAAACCATAGCAGAGAACCTAGTTCCACCATAAGGAACCACCATCACAGGTCTTTTAGTCATCTTACGATTTATCAAGCCAGATTCAAGCCACTTCTTAGCTATAGGATCATCTAAATCAGCTAGTCTTTTGGTTTCCCGAAATACTACATCAGCAACTTCCTGATAAATGTCCTGTGGAACAGGTTCATTCGTTAAGTTTGTTGCTTTACCTCCAATAGGACATCTCAACATGGCTGAATAATGCTGTAAACCATTGTTAGAGCCATCTAAAGCTATTGGGAGGTAGCTGAGTACCCCTAAGCCATTTCTTTTCAATACAGCCCATTCTGAGCAGAATGCAAAGAATATCCAAGCATCATCAAATTGTGTCCACCAATCATAGTCAAGACCAAGTTCTGCAGATTTTAGAATATGTTCTTCATTTTCTGAGATCCATTGGATTCTCTCATCAAAACTTACTTTATCTATTCCTGCACAATTAGCTCCGTGAATAGCCAACCAATCTGCCTGTTCTTGAGTTTCAATTGGTAATCCTTCCCCAAATGTTAGAAGAGACTTAGCATATTCAGTACCTTGCGGAGTCAAGAAACTGCTCACTGTGTATTTTCTTCCTCTAAAGTCTGATTGATAAGGAAAATAAATCTGATCAAAGTCTTTAAATTTTCCTGCAAGATTTAAAGTCCTCATGAATTGTAGGATCTGACTCTTTCTTCTTATATTTTCTTCATAAACTTGGGTAGCTTTCACTTTCCAAGCTTTGAATTTGAGCTTTGTCTCCTCATCCATGTCTTGCTTCTTTAGATCCTTCGGAAAATCACGAGGAGGTAAATCCATCTCATTACGATCAGGCATAGATCCTATTATTCTCCCATGATCCCACGCTTCTTTCATAACATCAAGAACTTTTGTATTAACTTTCCACTTGGTTTCCTGTAAAGAATTAACACACTCAAATTCCATATCCATGTTACTATATGGAAGGTCAGTCTTAACATTCTTATGCGTTTCCTTAATAAATGGTAATCTATGTGATAAATAACCTCCATTTGAAGGATTAGTCCACTTTTTCGGAGTCGTTACCATAGGTAAATAAGCAGGAGAAAGTAACTCTCCTTGATTAATTATATCCTGAATCATATCTAATGTTTCCTGAGTTGGTACAATAGTATATGAAGAATATTTTTTTCCTTTAGATCTAGTAGATCCTAGTTTAATTAATCCAGTTGACCTAATTATCAGATCTATCATCAACTGTCCTACTTGTGTTTTCTCTACATGAGTCCAAACAGGGATCTCTTCCTCCATTCTATAAGAAGCAGTACGGATTAAGCCATACCTTCGATAATGTCGAGATGCAGATATTTTCCCTATCTTTTCCACAAGCATTCTGAAATATTTTTTATCTTGATGTTCCCAAAAATTAAATCTTACCTGATCCGATAAAGCCTGTCCGATCTGATGGGAAAGATTCATAAGTTTCTGAGAATGTGAGATTCCATCCATGATAGCTCTTAAAGATATAAAAGCTGCTACATCGTTTTCTAGCATTGCTAGGAAAGGAGTCATAGACTTCATTCGACCTGGTTTTGAAACCTCCTCATTTATGTGAGTGTGTATGGCTTTACTTAGAGTGATAACTGTTTTCTTCATAAGTAAGATTCCATGTAAGGTAATGGATTCTGTACCTTTTTGTTTAGCTTCTCTTACTTGTTTCTGGAACTTTTCAATTCCAGTATAAACCATTTCTTCTTCTAAAGATTTCTGAATCTCAAATATATTTCCTTCCATTAGAACTCCTCTTTACGAATTGTTAATGTATTACCTTTTATCACATTATGAGCAACGATAATAAGAATAATAAAGATCCCAGACAAGAATCCAAAACCAAATATGCTAAAAAATACCAACATGTCAGGTAATATTAAGAACCATCTACCCATAATCTTTCTCCTTTAAAATCTCCAAAAATTTAATCCAATTTGCTGTATACCATAATCCGCCTTGAGATTCAGGACGTTGATGTTCTGTTGTATCTTCAATTTCTACCTTTATCCACACCCGATCTTTTTCTGATAAGTGTGGAGCAATAGGTAGAGATGTGCAATGCCATCCTTGTCTTACTTTAAATCCTTTTGTAGCATGACACTCAGATTTATACCAAGTATCTAATTCTATTCCTAGAGACTTATTAATAAACAATGGAGTTAGTTTTCCACTCTTTAGTTTACGTACTAATTTATAAGCAATCATATATCCTCCTTTTTATTTAATCTTTCTCCTATAGCTTTAATTACAGGCACAGTAACGCTATTTCCAGCCATTTTAAACAATTGAGTATCTGATATCCCAAGTTCTCTTCCTTTGTGATATAGAGAGTCTGGTGCACCCTGTAGCCTAAAGAACTCTAAAGGTGTGAGTCTTCGTAAGACTTTACCATCAAATATAGATTGTTCTATACTTTTCCTAGTAGTTAAAGTTCCTACGACTGACTCTTTTTTAGGAACGATCTCTTTTCCTCGCCTTGGAGAGAAATCCTTTCCTGTTTTTGCTTTGTGTTCCCTTCTTATTTTCTTTGCTTCCTCTGATCGTACTTCCGTAAGAACAAAGGGTTGTCTACTACCACCTGAACACGAGTTAATAGTAGGTGAAATTCCTTTGTCAGAATAAATCCGATCATTGGAATGTTTAGGTTTATTTAATTGAAGAATTGTCATTCCAGAATGATTTCCTCCTGTGTGTGCTCCTCCACTTATTGTTCTAGCAACTGCGGTTTTTGCTGACTCCGACTTGCAAGTGTGCGAGTTAGTTTCTCCCACGAGAGGAAATACTTTGGGTCTGGGTTTTCCTCTAAGATATCCGATAACGAACACTCTTTCTCTGTTTTGTGGAACTCCGAAATTCTTGCTGTTACAAGTTTGCCATTCTGCATCGTACCCCAATTCTGAAAGCCTGTTGAGCATGGTACTAAAGATTTCTCCTTTCCATTTGCCAGACGATAGAACTCCTTTGACTTGTTCAAGAAAAAGAATGCGAGGTTTTTTAAATTGTATGATTTTGCAAAAGTGTATAAACAAGTCACCGCCACATTCGGCTTGATCAAAGGGATTTTCTGTCCGTTTTCCAGCGATACTGAACGCAGGACAGGGTAGACCTGCACAGGCAATGTCGAAATCTGGCAGGATACTTGGGTCTTTTGCAATTTTTCTGATGTCTCCATAATTTCCTCCTTTTGAGTTGTTAAATTCTTCATTAAGTAAGTTACTCCATTTGTCTACTTCTGCATGACCTACTTGTTCATGTCCTGCTTGTCTCATGCCTAATCCAAACAGGTCTACTCCACTTGCGAATGAAAAGAATTTCATTTAGTTCTCCTTATTAGCTAGATAGGTACTTATAATGTCATCTCTTAATACCTCTGGTTTGTACTCTCCATTTGCTAAATTCATGAGATCTTCTAATATCTCAAGCTTGTTCCAATCGCTATCACCAAGACTAAGCCAAAACTCGACTTGTTCTATAGTTACCTTTTCCATTTTGTTCTCCAATTTAAAGTTGGTGGGCAAGGTAGGAGTTGCACCTACTTTGTCTAGCGACACCAGATTTACAGTCTGGTTGCTTTCTCCATTGCATACTTGCCCATGAATGAGAAGTAGAGTAGGAAATAAGAGAACTCGACCAAATATTCTGGTACGTTATTTCTTATTCCTACCCTACGAAAACGAGAAGTAGGATAGCAAACGGAGATCTCGCGTCGATCACTACCCTACTAAACGAAAGTATCTTGTTCAAGGATTCTGACCTCAAAAGATTTTGAGATAGGACTTTCTAATCCTAACCTGGATCTGCACTTCTGGAACCAAGCCTAACACCTAGTATTACAAATACTTTCTTTATCATCTATTCGGGATGCTATTCTGATCCTATCAGGATGACAATTCTATGCATATACATAAACATCGAAATGTTCAGCTTCACTCTTAATGTTGTGATCTCTGTGATGATTCCTAACTCCACGCCAACGAGTACGGACAACAACTTTTTGATTCTTGAAAAACTTCCGTATAGCTTTTCTTACTTGAATTAAATTTTCCTCAGAAAATTCTATGCCTTTTAAAATAGAACGATAACCTTTTGAATTTCTCAAGGCTTCAAAAACTAATTCTCTTATTTCTGAACTTTCCATCTTGTTCTCCTAAAATAAATTAATAAAAAATATATTCCATTCTTCATTGAATGAAATATAACTGTAAAACATTAAAGTGACCACCACTTTAACGGCATTACCACCCTTCATCGGTAGCACCTCTGTCCGAATCCTTTTCGTACCTTGGTTTCGGGTATTCCATATACCATCCTTCAGGAGTTATATATGGATTGTCTGAATCCTCTTTATTCGTGGATTCGTTTAAACTTTTATTTTCTTCCATTCTGATTCTCCTAGTTTAAAAATTGATCTAATACATTAGTGGATTTATAATTTACTTCAATGTCTAACTCTTTAATTATAAAATTTAAAGCTTCAAGAGTTAAAGTCTTTTTTCCTAATAAACTTGCAAATTTCTTTCCTAGTTCATTAGTAGGATAGTATCTGACTGTTCCATATTCTATCCTTTCCTGAATTACTATTTCTTTACTCATATTTTTCTCCTCTTCTTTTTGGTTACTGTTATTGCCAAAGTATGTACGATAACACCCTTTGTAGGTTTACACCATCCATTTGATGCAAATTTTCTTTCTTGTTCATCTCCTTCGTATGCCTGAACTCCTTTAAGTTCTCCATCTTTAATTGTCACTTCCACAAGTACTAAATTTTCTTTATTCATTTTGTTCTCCGATTAATTGTTAATCAACTACAAATCCTGATACATCTTTTTTAGCATCTCCTTTTGCTTTTAATCCTACTACAACTCCTTTAGGATCTAGAAATCTGAGATCTGTATCATCTCCATTGAAAACTGTATGTCCTGCGTATGTCTTAGGCAGTTTACCTCTAAACACCACAGCAACATTATTTCCTTTTGCTACCATTTCCTGAACGTCCTGCTCTGTGTGAAGTTCTGATTTTGAGTACGTTAAATGATAGTTGCTTGTTTTTGGTTTACGGTTCCAGTCTTTTGTATAATCATAAAATTGGACATCTTTATGATCATGCATTATACTCTGATTATTTTCTCCTTGTTTTATGTTTTGGTATGGCAAATCACTTGTTCCGTTTAATCGGATACAAGTTAAAGCTTTATTCTTTACCGATTTGCGTTTAAGCTTTTCTATATCTTTATTTAATTGATTGAAATAATCTTTTCTTGATTTGAGAAATAGTATTGTTTTTCTCAGTCTTCCCTTTTGGACATTTGACATCTTACCACGTCCTGCAGAGTATAGACAAGCTTTCCTACAGGCAGGACTTGAAGAACCGCAAACATTCTTTCCTGAGATGCTTGCAGGTGCAAGATATACGATACCAGTTAAAGCCTTTTCATAGTCTTCTAAAAACTTTTCTACAATGTCAGATAAATCACTTTTAATTGTTTTTGCGTTGTTAGCTCCATCAGATAATATACTCATTTTGTTCTCCTCTTTTTTAGGTTAAACTGTTTTACTCCAAGGAATTCTAAAGTTTACATCTATACCTGAGAATTCATATAAAAGTTTATTTTGTGCTTGTTTAACAATATTTACAGGCATTTGATCAAACATGAAAGTAATCAAAACAGAATCTTTTTTATGTCCGTCAATTCCTCTACGTGTTCCAAGATGATCAATTTTATAATCAAAACCAAATTGATCAATTACAATTGTATCTTGCATTTTGTTCTCCATTGTTTAAGGCCAGATTCTCTGAGTTACAGTATTTTCACTTTCCCAAATTCTTTTTGCTTTTTCAAACTCTTCTAGAGTTTGTTCTTCTCCATCAAAATTATCAATTCCTTGAACTAAGTTATTGCAACTCTTACAAGGTGTGTTTACTGGTATTTCCTGACAACCAAATTCGCCTTGATACTCTATTTTTTCATGTCTGCAATAGTCTTGATTACAGAAATCAGAGCAGAACACATTATAGTCTACTGTGTCTCCTTGATCATCATAAATCACGTTAAGATGTGCCATTTTGTTCTCCTTCTTTTATGTTTTGAAAATAAACAAGTAAATAAATAAAGAAAATCAATTTTACTAGCATCTTGTTCTCCTCTTTTAAGATTTACTGAATTACTGTGAAGACTAGAAAAGCTGTCATTATAAACTGTGATATTCTCATTAGAAATAAGCCTAGTTCATAAATAATTGACTCGTTTTCTTCCTCATATTTATTCATTAATTCTGAGAATACTGCGCTTACTTGATCCGCTTTTATTGTATATGTCTTTTCCATCTTGTTCTCCGTTTGGGTTTGAATTTGGGAGAGCTTTTAAACTCTCCCTTTTAGGTTAATCTCTTAGGCTAAACTTTCTCATGAAAGCATTTTCTACTTCATCTCTTTCTTCTTCAAATTTGTCTAATGCTTGCAAACCTTGGATTGCATCAATATCTCCGTTTGCAGTTTCCTCAAGGATTCTAATTTGCAAATTTCTTTTGCGTGTATCAAAAATGTCTCTTAGACATCCGTATGCTTGGCATTCAATGTCTATTTGATTTCGTCTTTTCTTGGTCATGATGTTCTCCGTTTGGGTTAGTACTAGTTGATGTCATTAAGTATAGCGTTTAGTTCAACTTTGTCAAGTTAAATATTAATTATTTTTTAACTTGGCTTCAAATGCCTGAATCTCAGCTTTTGAAAGTCTTTTGCAAACTCCGTTGTTTTTTCTAGATCTAAAATTCTGTTTCGGGTTTTGGTGATAACTTGCAAAAGCTTTCACGTTTTTGACTTCCTGAGAGTACTCACTCCCTTTTATATGTCTTTCATCTTTCCAGACTCGACTTGTTACTTTCTCATTCATGATGTGCTCCGTTTAGAGTTGAACCAATTAATTATTGAGCTTCAAGTATAACGATAAGTTAAGAAAATGTCAAGTGTTTTTTTTTAAAAAAGTGAATTAATTACGTTAAATACTGATATCATTAAAGAAATTAGATGAAATACAGAGAAAATTGATTGATTTGATATATACAAAGTCCTACAAACGTGTAGTTTATCGGAAATGACAAGGAACGACTACAGCCTATGTGATAGTATCTGTTTGGCATTACATTGCGATACAGAGCGATTTAATGCTGTTTAGAGCGATTTTGAGGTATTTGAGAAAAAACACAGATAAAAAAGACAGACAAGCTCAGAAATTCTCAGGATGATTCAATATATACTCAATCAACTCAGGATTTCTCAGAAATTCTCAGAAAAAGTTTGAATCCGTTTGGTATAAAATATGGAATTGCAAAGTTCGTGCCAAAGTTTCCTGAGAAATCCTGAGATTTATTAGTGTCTACTAACTTTTGTTGTTAGCCTGTGCTACTGCAGCCGATTACATGGTACTAATTTTTAAAATTAGCCGATGCTAATAAAATGGATCGCAGGAATTAAATGGGGGAAAAAGCTCCGATCACTATCGATCCACTACCTCAGAATTTTTCTCTAAATATTCTATTTCTTCTAGAGTCAATTCTAAAGTTATACTTCTTTCGTTTAAATTTAGTTTTTACTTTATGAATCTGACTCCCTCTGTTTTTGATTCCTGCCATTGGTGGTTCCTGGTGTTAAAGGTTCATATCTATCCGAAGTCTAAGAAAGAGGGAACAATAGGTATTATAACCAGCCCATATCTAGAGTAGGAGAATTGTATATTATGTTAAGTTAATTACATCCAAACAGGAGTTGAGTCTATGTCTTTTTTATTCATAACACCATTTATAAAGTTTTCTATTTCTATATCTAGGAGTTCTTCTTTTCGTGTCTGTATCTCCATCTCAGCATCTGCTGCCATGAAGTCAACCCAGTATTGGACTGCCATTTGTAAAGCATCAAGTCTATCGTCATGGATCAAGGCTCCTTTTTCTTTTGTAATTCTTGTCATCTGGTGAAAGAGCATATATCTGCATTGAGTTTCAACAGGATAATCTTGAATAGTATTATAATCCTTTTCAATGATCTTAGGATCAATCACAAGCCTATGTTGGTTCATGACAGGTTCTAAGGTATCAATAATCCTTTTCTCTTTCTGAACATTACTTCTTATTTCTTCTATAGTAACATTGTGAATTTTCCTAAGAATTGGTTTCAGGAGTTCCATGAACATCCCATCTCCAAAGTTAGACTCTATTAGGATAAGGTTTACATCATTACGTTTTGCAATTACAGAAAGAGCTTCAAGGTTTTCATTCTTATAACCACCTCTGAGTCCTCCACACTCTGAGACATATAAATAACCATTCAGCATCTTCACTACTGCATATCCAGTTTCGTCTTTTCCTCTTCCACTTGGATCTATGGAAAGAACAGAACCGGAGTACTCAATCCAATCTCCGAGTTTAGTTTCTGGAGAATAGAAGAAGTCACCTGGAAGTCCTACGTTTGGAAGATCAATAAGTTTATTTCTTGGATCTCTTGTCCATACGGGTTTTTCAGGTGCCTTAGTAGAATCTACGCCCATTATTATAAGGTCACTCAACTTTAATGGGTACTTATCTGCATCAGAAAGACTTGTATCTAATTGAAACTGGAGAGCAAAGCCTGATCTACCATAAGAAAGTTCTCGCTCCAATAGGTCTTCGGCATCAAAGCGGAGTGGATCAGTAGGATCTCCAACAATAGAACCACGATCAAGCTTATCTTGAATAAATGGAGCAAGTTTATTTGAATATCTAATAACTTGTTTTTCGTCAGGATAGCGACTAGGCCAGATCCTAACTTCATAACCTCTTTCAGGAAGTGTTTCATAAAGACTCATTTCTGTCTGAGGAGTACCAAGGTAGACAATGCTACCATCGGGTTTTAGTACTGCATCAAACTCTTTTACTGCTTCTGAAAGTTTATCTCTCATTGTCTGAGTCATTGAGTTATTTGGAACTTCAACGTCATCAGCAACTATTATGTCTGCTCTGGAACCTGAAAGTTGTCCAGTGATTCCTACAGACTTTACGCTTGGACTATGACTAGCTTGGCAGGGACCAACGTCAAATGCTACCTTACTTTGTCTTTGTCCTTCTCTAGATTTTAGATGGTGTAGTATTGGTAATTCATTTATCAATCTCTGTGTAAAGGTTGAGAAGTCATCAGATCTAACTTTAGAAGCAGAAACCACCAAGACTTTAGTTTCAGAATCTAGAAGTAATTTCCAACATACAAATGCAGAAGTAATATAACTTTTCCCAACTCCTCTGAAAGCTTCTATGACTGCTCTTTTAGGAGCATATTGAAGATATTCAGCCATATCATACTGAACAGGAGTAGGATCTGGAAGGTTTAGATGCTGCCAAACCAAAAAAACAAAGTTCCTGAAGTCAAGTAAAGGATTTTTAGGTTCTTTTTTGGTTTTCATATAGGTATAGCTCTGAGAGTACTGAGATCGCTCTGTATGAGAAGAAAAGGTTTATCTGATATGAATGGGTTAGTAAGTAGTTTTCTTTCTATTTAAGCCACTATTTGAAGATCTTTTTTTCGTTTTTTCTTAGTTTTTGACATTAAATCATCATTTTCTAAGAAAGTTCCTTTATTATCGGTAGCAGATTTAACATTTCCCTTATTAAATAGGATAGCTTCGGTATATTCATTTTCTCCATGAGGAATACTTTGTTGAAGAACACCATCATAACCTAAACCTTGGAAAAATTCTGTGAGTTCTAATCCACTGTCTAAAGAATATAAATATTTTTCCACTTCTGCTGGAGTTCTAAGAAAAATAGCTTCAGATTTTATTTTTGAAATATCTGAACTATGGGTAGGATTAGTAAGATCAAGAGATTCAAGTTCCATTCTTAATCTTATTAGACCTTCGGAAACAATCTGAGAATCTCCTTCACTCATAGCAAATGAATCCATTCCAACTTCTCCTTCTGGAGAAACAAGTTTTAAGGGATTATACATTCTCAGGAAAAGCTTATGAACATTTGAGTGTTCTGTAAACTCTCCTTCCTGTCCTTTCATGTATTTAGGAAACTCACTTTCTATAGTAGAAGTATATACACCTTTAAATTCAGATCTTCTTGTAGTTTTGGAAGGATCTAAAGTTCCTTTTATTTTATATGGAGTTCCATGTCCAAATACAACTGGTTTTCCTTTTTTATCTACAATTAAACCTTGTTGTCCTGAACTGTTCTTTCCCCATAAATCTAAATTAAGTCTCTGTAGGATTGGATCTTTTATTACTACTTTTCCTGTGTTCTGAGAGAAAGCTTGAATAGGAACATCATGCCATCTTTTTGTTTTTTTATTGTATGAGGCTCTTTTAGGATCTGTATGGTAATCTTTTATTGCTTTTTTTTCATGTGGTCTAGTATCTCTTATAAAATCTCCTTCTTCATTAGTAATAACTTGTTCACCAACTCTAGGAGGATTAATTAAGGACACACCTATTCTTCCTAAAGGAGTGGTTTTACCTAGATTTTTTATTGCTTTTGCAGGAAGATTTTTAACAAATTCAGGTAAGTTTTGACCACTAACTACTGTTTCTTTACGAGGATCTACTACTGCATCATTAGCTAGTTCTGGATTATTTTTCCAGAAAAGTTCTTCTTCTGTGATTGGAATTTTTAAATCTTGTTTACTCATGCCCTTCCTTTAAAAGAATCATAAGAAAATTTATCATCTGCACTAAATGGCATACTCTTCATGAGTTCTTCTAAAGAGTTACCATCTGTAGGAAGACAAGTAATGTTATTATCTTTTAGGAACTTTACAGCTACTGCTAAGTCAGCAGGTTTTGCTTCTCCAGATTTGATTTTTGTTAGTAGTTCATCTGCTACTGCATCAAAAAGAGAATTTAAAGCTTCATCTTTCATTTTAATAACTCCATATCCAGGGCCGATTATCGGCTTTAATTGTGTCAAGATGTAGAAATCTAGAATTATGATTTCCTTTTTGACTTACTCCAATGCCTTTCCAGATACTAGAACGTATCATAGCGTAATTCAGGATTTTATAAGCAAACTTTCCAGAACAGAGAATGTCTATAGCTTGTCCTGTGGTATGTGGACCATCAGTTCCTGAAGAACTAACTTTATCATTATGTACTGAACATCTATAAGCAGAACTGAGAGAAAGAGGTTTTCCTAAAACTTCTCTGAGTTCTTGTAAGGCATCTAAAGTTTTCTGATCGAACTTGTTTTCTCCACAATGTGAGCAGGATAACTCTTTGCTGCTAAAGTTTTCTGATGATATTCCCATGTTATGTAGATTCTTCTAAAGTAAAAGGTGGTTCACTTGGACAAATAAGATTCATTTTCATTCCTAGTTTTTTAGATTCTTCAGGAGTAAGAGCAGTTACTTGTTCAGGAGTAAAAGTACTTCTCATGTGATCCACATAGCAGTCACACAATCTAACTCTTTCTTCTTGAGATATAGTAGGTGCAACTCTTTGGAATTGAGTAGCACACATAAACCACATAGCTCTTATTTTATCAGTAGAGAACTTTAATTCTTCTTTTGGGAAGACTTGAGTACTTATTAGTAGGAGTAATCCAGTAAGTATAAATCTCATTTACCTATGGACTTTTTATAACTTGCAAGTATTTGATCGTCTAGCTTATTATCCGTAGAAGCTACTAATTTTGTTAATAAAATCAGGGTTACCTCAATTAAAAGCTTCTCACTCAGCATACTCATACAGAGTGTTTTTACTGTTCCACCTATTAATGGTGCTAATAATCCAATCATAATTATCCTTTTCTTGATGCTTGAAGCATTTCAAGCTGTTTGGTTGCTTCAATTTCTCGTTCTATGTTTTCTAACCTAGTACTAACGGATGCCATGTTAGCAGAACATTCAGCACTAATTTCAACGAACTTATCGAAGTTTTCTTTTTGAGTGATTCTATTATTCTTATCTGTTCGGTAAGTCCACAGGAACAGAATTACGATAATAGCTCCTGCAAAACCCTGATCTAGCAGAATCGTTATTACATCATCTACTGCGGTTTGTGCGGAAGGTGGAGGTGGAGAAGGAGATTGTATTCTTTGTGGATAGTAATCATGAATTGGAGGTTCTGCTATAGCTACTATACTCATTAAAAGTAGCCCAATAGCTAATAAACTAAGTTTCATTTGTTTCATCTTTTCCTATAAGAAAGTATTCTGGATCTAGTAGTTGAATTGTTTTAGTATTTATAGGATTAGGTAAAGTCCACGTAACCTTCTCTATCTGTGCATTATTAGGCATGTTGAAGTCTGGAGTAAACTCTACTTCTAAATCAGACTCTAATTTTAACTCAATTTTCATTGCAATATCGGAACTGTACTTCTATTTTTCATGGTTGTATAGGGTTACCTTATTACCAATGAACAAAGTAACCCTAAAACTAAACTACTACTTCTTTTCTACGAACTCATACAGTTCCGATGCTTTTTTCTTTATATCCTCAATGGAATAAGAATCGGGTTGAAGTTCACTCCATAACTTCATATTCGCTTCTCCTTGTTCCTGTGCAAGTGACCATGCACTTGAAAAAGCGTTCTGACTGCGTTCTAGTTGATCCTGTAAATAGCTTTGAGCCATTTCTAGGAGTTTAAAGCGTAATTCAAATGGATTAGACATAATTGTCCCTTTCCTGTGTGTGTGTGTGTATTGTTTCTGATTGTTTAAATAGGCACAATCATAAGCCTAAATTCGGACAAAAATGTCCGATTATTCTGGTAAATCTTCTGCTAATTTTGCTGTCCATGCCGCCTTCACTGCATCTGTCCAGACTGCATTGCAAATGTCCTGAGTCTCTTGAGGTTCACCTGAAATATCTGAGTCAGGATGCAGGACATGGCGATGAAAGGAACGAGATATTTCCACTCCATCTTCTTTAATTATTGTTGCTTCACGACATTGGACTGCTTTATAGTCACCTACAACTTCAATCTTGTCACATCTTACTTCTTTTGTTATTGCCATTTCTTACTCCTTGTTGTTAAATGTCCGTGCCTAAAATCCATTAGGCATAATTAATCAGACGAATATGTAAAGTTAAAGAATATTAATGTATATGTATCTGTATATACTAATTCAGAATGTAGAAGATAATCATAAGCACCGGAAGACGCCCCCTCTTGAGCAAATATTCTGAAATAATCTACATTACTTGAAGTACTACACGCAAAACCTTGACCTTCGGGCAGGCCTCTACCACACAACGGGCCTGTGGAATAACTCCCGGAAGCCGTATCGAAAGGCAATCCACCAATAGTTACGTAATTCTCTGTAGTATTATCAGAAAAAGAGTAAACATAACCCCCAACAGTTACCAATCTTCCTACTTTTGTGTAAACGTTACCACCACAAAGTACAGTGCCATAAGTTACAGTTGGTGTCCAAGTCCCTTCCTCATAATCATCCAGCACCTCAGCACCCGAAGCTGGTGTTCCATAATCATCAGTATTAGCACTAAAATCAATACCCTTGCCATGTGTACCGATTACTAGGTTGCCTGTGTTTACTGTTACATCGCCAGCAGAGGAAATATGCATACGTTCTGTACCGCCATTTGTTCGGAAATCCATACTATTATCAGAGTGTTCGTAATTTATTTGACCTGTATAAGCGTCTGCACCGCTAGTCCCATCAGCAAACATAATAGAACCAGCAGAACCTGAATATATTGTCATTCCTTCATTAGCAGAACCAGAACCAACTACTAGATTACCTCTACCATTTAAAGTATTAAATTCCTGAGTAGTATTAATTAATACGTTGCCTGCACAGGTGGAATCACTAGTACCAGTAACAGTAAGGGTTGATGAAGTAGTGATTGCTCCAGAGGTATTGATTACAACATCGTTTGCAAGTTCATCTGAACCTACTGCATCGGCTGTAATAGTAAGAGCCGTACCACCTGTTACATCACCTGTGTGCGTAGCATTAGTTACTTTAGCTGTATTAGCTACAACAGCCGTTTCTAGGTTAGCAACATTCGGAATCGCAACTGTACCCGTAAGAGTAGGTGATGCAAGCATTGTAGCTTTAGACTCATTGGTTACATTACCCAAGCCTACATGGGTTGCAGTTATACCAGTTGGTGTACCAGTAAATGCAGGACTAGCTAACGGTGCCTTGTCTGCCAGCTCATCACCACTACTGACGTAATCTGCTAGTATTCTTGCTCTGCTCATTCAGCCTCCATTTCTGCTTGTTGTTCAGCTTTATATGTTGTCCATGCAGTTTTGACTTCATCAGTCCATTCTGCTTCTGCTTTGTCTTTTACTTCTTGATGCTCGTCTTCTGCAAGAGTTTGGTCACAAGTAAGCACTCTGCGATGATATCCACCTGAGTCTGTAATCTCACGAATCTGGAGATGTTTGTAGTCTGTGACTACTTCTATTTTGTTTAATTGCATATTTTCCGTTTGACTAATAAAATTTTAAGCAGCTATATAATTCATACTGAATTGAAGATACAAACCAGAGGCAGCAGATGTAGAAGAATTGGATGAACTAATTGAATCCTGTCTGTCTCCATCCATTTCTTTTATACTAAAGAACATATAATCAAGACTTATATTAATATTAGGAACTATTCCAAGAAAATTAGTCCAACCATCCCATGCAGAATTAGGATAATAAAAACAATCTGGCCCTCTCTGCCTGCCTCCAGACGATCCACTGAAAGGTAAACTTATTTTCAAGGTTCCCTCATAAGTCGGGAAGGTCGCATTAGACGCATAATAAATTATTGTAACAACTTTACCAACCTTTATATAAGTTCCAGTACCTACATCACCTGAACCACTAGTAGTACCAGATACAGTAGGAGTCCAAGTCCCTTCCTCATAATCCAGTTCCGTAGTGCCGATGACACCAGACCTGCTTCCTGCTCCTCCAATTATTCCACTCATGGTTTCTCCTTATGCTAATTGTTGGTCTATGTAACTACAATAGACATCCACAGTAGCACCAGAACCAACTTTAACCCATAATTCATCTGTTTCTGTCATTACAAATCGGTCTGAAAATACAAAAGTTTCCCAAGCACCTACAGGTTGGTTTGTTAGAAGATTAAGTGTTGTTCCTGAATCATCAACATCTACATACATTTCTATCTGTTCATCAGTTGATGCTGCTCTTTCATGGAAAACTACAGACAAAATTGTGTAGATATGATTTGCATCACCATCTAATAATACTGTTGCGGTACTTGATAAGTTATTTACATAAGATCGTCTTAAAACTTCTGTTCCTGCTCCTCCGAAACCTGTACTTGGGTTTGCCATAATTACCTCCTAATATCCTAATGTAAGTGCTTGATGTGTGCTTGATTGCATAAATGCTCCTTTTTGTTTAAATTTGCCTGTTGTTGATGTGCTTACATTGCCAGAGGTGTCAAAGCTCAATGATGGACTTGTTGCACCTGCTGTAACGACATTCTCAAGATTTGAAGACGTTGTACCATAACCAATATCTAATCTATCTGAATTGTTTACTCCATTATGATGGAAGACCCAATGTTTATTATCCCCATCTCCTGTTGGAGAACTTGATAGTATGATGGCTCCTGCTTGACCCCCACTATCTGCCGCCATAACCTGTATTCTCGCCTCTGTACCTTCTGCAATTATTACTGGGGTAGAGTCATAAAGTGCATGAGCAACTGTACTATCTTTAACAGTTAATCCAGTAAGCGTCCCTACTGATGTGATCTGTGTCTGTGCCGCACCTGTTACTGTGGCGGCTGTTCCACCAGCATTACCAGATATATTACCTGTAATCGTACAACCATCAATAGTTCCACCATTAATATCTACTGTATTCGCTACTAATCCTGCACTAAACGTAACCGCTGAAGCAAAGGTTCCTCCATTGGATCTGGAAACCATATCTGCGGTTGTGAAGGACTTGAAAGCTATAATTGCAATTTCATCATTCTCTACAGGAGCAGCTACTAGAACTACGCTGGTTCCGTTTGTTGCGGTGTAATCCGTAGTATCTTTAAGTTGAACTCCATTCATAAAGACAATGATATTGTTTTGTGTATATGAAAGTGTTCCTCCTACATCTGCGGTTCCTGAGTAGGTCTTACTTGATACTTGTCCTGAAGTGGTTACAAACTTGTATTCTAATAGGCTTGTATCTCCTGCAGAAGTTGCGGCTATCCAGTTAGCACCATCATAAATCCGCATTTCATTATCGGTACTGTTGAAGAAGAGATTTCCAACTACTAAAGCATCTCCATCATTGTTTGTTGAAGGCCCATCTATACCACTATCATATGCTCCGTAGATTCCAGAACCAACAAAGTCAAGAGTTGCGCCTGTTCCTGCTACTGTAAAAGGATTTGAAATAACTAAGGGGGTGCTTACTGAACTTCCTATAATATTTGCTCCTACAGGATAGCCTGAACCTGTAGAAGTAAGTTCCTGACCTACACTTATAGTTCCTGTGGTTCCTGTAAAAGCAATTGAAGACGAATCTTTAGACCAACTTGCACCAGTTAAGGTTCCTGTGTCAGCCGTTGCTCCATCTGCCATTGAACCAAGGTATACATCTGAGAAGTTGTCATAAACCTGACTTACAGCGGCAGCACTATTTGCGGCAGCTACCTCAGAAGCCGATGCATCACTTGCATACTTTCTTGCAGAATATAAACCTGTAGTAACTTCTGTAGCTTCTACAAATGATCCACCACCTAATGCCCATTGTTTTGCTGTACCGCCTGTAGCAGTAACTCCTTGTGAATATTCCTTTGCAGAGTATTCTGAATCTGCTACTACTGCTCCTGTAGTTTTTGCCCACTCCTTTGCTGAACCATCTGGAGGAGTACCTACTGCATATTGCTTGGAAGAGTAATCAGTAGAAGCTACTTGAGTGCCTAAAGTTGCCCAATCCCTAGATGAACCAATATCATTTCCTGTATCCTGTGCGTATGCTTTTGAGGAATATCCTGCACTTGTTGCAACCTCTGCACTACCTGCATTTGTAGCCCATTCTTTTGAAGATCCTTCTGCAACTGTAGTTCCTGTTGCATGTTCTTTTGCAGAATATCCGCCTGTAGTTTGGTCATCAATTCTTCCTGTACCAACAGCCCATTCTTTTGCAGCTCCTTTACTTGCTGTCTGAGTAACTCCTGTTCCTCCGATTGCATACGCTTTTGCAGATTGATCTGTACCATCACTTTGAGCTGCAGTATCAGTATAAGTATTTACTACACCATTAACTTTAGTAGCCCAATCTGCTGCTTCTAATTTGTAATCCTCAGTATCATCTTTCCAATCTTCTATTTGTTGATCATGAGTATTAAATTGTCCTACATTTGTAGCATCATTATCAGCAGTACCAGCTAGTACACCTCTAATTTTCTTATCTGTAGCATCTTGTTGAGCATCCCAATAATCTCCAGCATGAAATGTAATCCCTTGCAGAGCTATATCTACAGCTTCCTGAGCTACATGGAGAGTCTGGTTAGTTGCGGCATCTAAGTCTTGTTCTCGTATTACAGATCCAGGTGCAAAGTCTACTTGAGGTGTTGCACGATTTGAGATACGTTTTATAAGTACTTCCTCTCCTGAACCGACATTACTTACTAAATGAATTTTAGTAGGACTCGTTAAACTATCAACGTAGAAGCCATCTCCTGCTGTATTTGCTGCACTAAGAGAGTCTGAAGTACCTGTTCCTTCAAGTAACGTCCCATCAGCATATACTTCTAATGTTTCTCCATTATCACTATCAAATAAAGTCTTAGGAGCCGAAGCAGAACCAGCATTTAATGCGTAGTTATTCCCGACATTATAATCTAAGGTTTCGTAACTAAACGGACCGAGTCCTTGTGCTGTAGGCATTGTTTATTCCTTTTTTACAATTTATCTTTTTCAAATAAGGGAGGATTTCCTGTTCTTTGGGTTTCTGCGTTTATCCAATATTCCAAAAATTCTCCATTTCTTTCTCGTAACATCATTTCTTGCATTCCCATTAAACGATTTTTTTGTAACATAAGTTCAATTTGATATTTCACCATTTCTTTTTCAGCTCTTCCTTCAGGAGTACTTTCAAATTCTCCTAGTCGTTGCCTCAAAATGATTTCATCCCAATAGGGACCACTAAAAGTTTGTTTGTTTAATTCTCCTGTTAATACTGCCCAATCATATTTTTGTTCTGGATTAAGAGAATAATTTGTTCCTGTGTTCCATTCCTCAGTTTTTTCATAAGGAATTTCAAAACCCATTATAAGATCACCAGTATTGGTTCTATCTTGAACTTCAGGAGAAAATGGAATTGCTAAGATTTTTAAAGCTCTTACAAGTTTATCATGAGTTTTAGAAGGGAAATATTTTACCATATTACCTTCAGGACCAACTACAGCATGGAGATCTTGTCCAATAGTAGGATATTTAGGATCACCATATTGTTTAGTTCCTATAGAACGATGTATTATTCTTCCTACCATATTATCAGGAGGGTTCCAAGAAATAATAGAAACTCTTGTAGCAACCTCATCTATTTGATTCATGAATTTTAATAGGTCATTAATACTATGTCCTTTTATAGGAGACATAAGAGGTGCTTCTTGACCTCGTTGATCTTTATAGGTTTGATCTTCCCAATAAACAGTGCCAGGAACTCTTCCAGTTTCAGGAATATCCTCACCCATAGGAACATTCATTTTCTTGGCATCTGTTTCTTTTTGATATCTGACTCCTCCTTCTCCAATTTTTCGTATATTAGCTCTTGCACTAGATAAAGCACTAAGTCCTGGATTCAGAAACCCATAAAACTGAGAAACTTCTTTTCCAGGATCCCATTCATAACCAAAACCTGGAATTAGATTTTGAACTGTTTCCCTAGCTCCTTTAGCCATAGGCAGATCCAAAACAAAATCTGTTAAAGCTCTTGAATAATTTAGATTAATTTCTTCTAATTGCCTTAAACCTTCTGCTCTTTGTGTACCTTCCATCTTCATAGTGGCTTCATAAGCCTGTGCTTCTTTTGTAGCAAATATAGCTCCCAATACAAGAGGTGCTTTAGCCATATCTAAGCGTTCTAAAGGTAAATGAGTTATATCACCAGTTTTAAGATCCCTCATAGTTATTGTAGGTCCATAAGGTTTTCCTGTGACCAATTTCATCTGTTGTCCAGTACGTTTAGCAGCATCTATACCTTCCATATAGACTTCTTTTTCATCATCATTTAACCACTTAGCTCCTAATCCCCAACCAGCCCACATTAAAAGACTTCCTGAAGCTATCTTAGCCATAGTTTCTTGTCTAAAAGCTTCATTATTTATAAACTTACGTCTATTAGGTCCATTGAAAAGAGTTGTAGCTATTTTACCTATACCTCTTTCAGTCAATGTCTGCTTATAAATATTTGCCATTGTTCTAATGAAAGAGAATTTACTTGCTGCATAAGTACGAACTAAATTCTCACCTATATTTGCAGGAATATTTGGATTATTACTTACCATATTTTTAAAATCTTCGGTAGCTTGAACTGGTTTCCAAGCTTGTTCCTGCATTAAACCTATTTTTCTACCTTTATGAGCCATTTCAGCTACATCAGGAGGTAAATTCTTAACTACATTAAAGGATTCTTCTACAAGTTCTTTTGTTGAGAAGCTATCTGCAGATTCTACACCTTTTTTTGCACTGTGTTTTCCTCGTAATATTTCCTCAGCCCTCTTTGTAGACTGCATGTGTATTTCTGCTCTTTCAAGAATTGTTCCAAAGAAACCATCTTGAGCCATAATTAAACGAGAGTTTGCGCTAGTTATAAATCCTGCACCATTCACTAAGAATTTAAAGAATTTTACTCCATGACCTTTTAAACCTACTTCTGGAAGTCCTAGTAATTCATCCAGAATATCTGCATTTAATCCTTTAGCCATAACCCATTCACCAATCTTTTGATTAGAAGGTCCAGCCATCTTTATCATTTCATGGGCATCTCCTGTGGCATCCCCAAGTTTCAGAGTTTTAGCTGTCTCTGTTCCTTGTCCAAAAGCAGATCTCTTAACAAGTGCTTCTCCTGTTTCATCAGACATACCTTTCATCTTTTTAAAATATCCTGTACCTCCAAAGACTTCTAAAAGAGCTTGAGCCATTCCAAACTGGTAGGCATTAGCTTGAGACATACTTATACCTTTTCCTGCGCCTAAAGCTTTTGTACTTATTTTTCTACCTTTTAATGGTCCACTTTTGAATGTGTGTCCTTTATGTAGTAGTTTTGCAGCTGTGTTCCAAGAAGCAGCTATATAATTTTCAAAGGTTTTTGCTGCTAGGTATGTGGTTAATCCAACAGGAACAGCAGCTAGGGTCTTAGGACTACTTAACAAGCCTCCTACAGCAATACTTTTAAGAGCTTCAAATCCATAAGCTAACAGTCCTTTTTTCTGATTAAGTGCTCTCAGTAAAGCTTCAGGACCTTCATGAGCAGAAACAGCTTGAGCTATAGTAACAAAAAGTTCTTCTCCTTGAAGTCCTCCATCTTTTGCAGAAGTGATAATGGCATCCATAAGACCTTCTGTTCCTCCAACAGTAATCTTTCTTGCTTCCAAAGCTCTTGCAACATTACCTGCTAGTTTTACATCTGCTTCCAATACATCCATTAATTTATATGTATTAGTATAAAATTCTAATAGAGCTTTTCTATATACAGGATCTTTTGGTTTTAATTCTCCACTAAGTACTTTTTGTTTTAGATTTGCAACATTATCTGCAGCCATTCTAAATGGTACAGTTTCTTCAATAAGATATTGTCGTAAAGCCAACATGTATCCTGGAAGAGTATCTGATCCCTGTGCGTATTCTTGGAGATATTTAACAGCATTCTCCTCACCTCCTAATAAATGCTCTAATTCACCACGAATCTTTGCAGCATCCATTACAGTTTCAGGATGAGATTTCCGTGCATTTTTATAAAAATCATCAAATATTTCGCCTAATTCAGCTATGGATTGTTTCCTGTTTTCACCAGAAATATTTTTTAAATTATAAAGTGAAGGAAAGTAATCACTCTTACCAGCTATAATTTCATCATAACTTACTCCATCCTCCATCCCCTTCATAACTTTATTAATACTATCTGACCATTCTCTTTTTGTGCCTTTCTTTTTAATCAAGAAAGATTCAACATCCTCATGTTTAATAACTGGTTGTAAGATATCATCTTCCATTTTAAGCCCTTGAGCTTCAAGCATCTCTTTAACTGCATTCTTCTCACGGACTTTAACTCCGACTTTTTTTAGATTTTTTGCTAATTTATTTCTACTCTGCTCTTTAATACCAGCTTTCTCTATTTGTTCTTTAGCAATCTTCTGAATTCTTAGAAGCTCTTTAGTCTTGATTGGTTGTGGTCCACCAAGATCTAATCTCATTGCTTCTTCAACAGGAAAATTTCTAAAGATTCTATCAAAATAAGATGCACCATGAGCTAAAGCCTGTTTACCTTTTTCTACTGAACCTTTAACGGCTGGTCTTGAAGCATGCCAAGCTCCTTTTCCTGTAAGCATAATTAAAGGAGCTACAGTTGCTAAACCAACTCCAGTATATACTGAATCAATAAAGGATTTGAATCGTTCTTCAAATACACTATCATCTTTTGATCCTGCTATATAGTCTATCCATTTAATTTTTTCTTCGCCTATAGTTACAAATCCTGTAACTCCCATCTGTTGAAGTGCAGTAGCAAATCTTGCTTCTGGTGTAGTAACAACAGTTCCTCCTGCTACCTCTTTAAATGCCATATTAGCACCTGGATTCTCTAATACTGCCGCTATTCTAGGATACATGGATTTAAGAGGTACAGCTATAGAACTATAAATTAATTTTCCTGTAGCATAAGCAACTCCAAATTCACCACCATATAAAGCAAGAGAACCTAATAAAGTCTGAGGTTCATCTGGTTTTGGGAAATGGTAACGAGTAAGCTTTCTAAAATTTGTTCTGTCTTTTGTTGTTATTGTAATATTAGAATCATAATATCCTGTGAAGATTCCTTTTTTAGACTCTTCAAACATATAAGCTGCATAATCACCTATTCCTGCTATAGTTTCCATTAGACCTATTCCCCATGTAACAGGAGCATCATAGAATATTTCTTTAAAAGTCTGACCTGTAGCACTCACAGCATCCATTGCAAAAGTTTCAACAGGACGTTCTCGTTTGTTCCACTCTCTTCCTAAGAATTCTTTGAATGTATCAGCAACTGGACTTACAGGACGAGGATCTTCTCCGCCAATAGAATCAGGAATAGCATAAATATCTGGAAATACTTCTTTCAAAGGATTTAAGAGATTGGCAACATCCACATCTTCAAATACTCCTCCATCCCTAAAATCTCCTTCTTCTTTATAAAAATTATTAATGAGATTTGTTGCGTGATGTGCTCCGTTAGGATGTTCAGAGATTTTAAACATAAGATTTAGAAGATCTTGTTCTTTATCTTTAGCTGATTTTTCTTCAGAATCATATCCTCTTGATTCCAGAGATGCCTGATAAAATTTATCTTCTACTTGTTCTCCTACTTCTTGTTGAAACTGTTGTTCATTATAAACATTCTCAGGAAGATTTTCTAACACCTCTTGTTGAGGAGTTAAGGATGGTTGGGAAGTTTCCTCAGCTACTGTAGGCTCTTCAATTAGTACCTCTGTATTTTCTTCTTCTTCTTCAGGAAGAATTTCTTCCATTTCTTCACTCATAGGTAGCCTTTATAGTGTTGCTGTAGAATATGATCATGATACCGTATCCCAAGTTATAGCTCCCCATCCTTGAGGGTTCTCATTTATTGTGCTTAATATTGATAGTTGACTAATTGGAGGTCTTTTTTCACTTAACGGATCATTTTCAAGATCTTTAAAAATTTCAGATTGTTGTCCTTCTTCAGATATTTCAGATGCTTTTTTATTTATAGGTTTAGGATTTCCTGGCATTCCTAACACCCTCTTTTTACGTTCATCTTCCATTTCTTGTTTTTTCTCAGCATTATAAATCTTCATTAATGATTGAGTATCCATAGAATATCGTCTAAGTCTCTCATTAACTGAAGGAGGAGGTCCAAGTCCATTTCCTAATGGATGTTTATCATCGGGATAATATTTAGTATATTTTTGAGCTATTTCATAAGCTTTTGCTAATTGTTCTTCTGGAGGAGCATTTTGTAATGATACAGCTATACTAGCAAATTCCTGATTAAAACCTTGAGATAAAGCATCATATAATTTTCCATCTTCATTAACAGGAAGAAACATTTTATTGTTAGTGAACTTAGTTAAATGTCCTGCAAATATAGACCTGATATGATTCTCTCCTGCTGCAAATGCAGGTTTTGTTTTAACTTCTCCAAATCTTAGAAGCTCTTTAATTATCCCTCTTTCCTTATTGAAGTCACCAGTACTAAGATTTCCTTTTAAATACTCTGTTTCAATAAGCTTTATATTTTCTTCAAGAGTTATTCTTCTAGCATCCTTATCACCTGCTCCTTTAAGAGTACTAGCATATTGTTGAAGAGTATAAGATCTAGTAATAACTCCAGCTTTAGAAACTCTTTTGGAAGGATCAGTTTTTTCTTTTATACTAACTTGAAGTTTTCTTAAATAATCATCTTGTTCGTTTGCACTAAATACATTTGTATCTTGTAATTCTACTCCATCTACAGTTCTCTTTTCATGTATAGAAGTTCCGAAAATATCTCTAATTTCTTCAACTGCTTGAGCAGCAGTACGAGGATTACCATCTGAATCTTTAAGTGGATTTTCTGTTATTTCTCTGATATCAGTTAAATTTTCTGCTTTATATGCTTCTCTTGATTCTTCAACTTTTTCATACTCTTTTACCAATCTTTTTTTATCATCGGCTCTTTCTTTTTCTGTACGTTGTGCGAGTATGTTTGCGTAAGTATCTTGGAATCTTTCAGAATGATCAATATTGATGCCTAGTGTTCCACCTTCTTCTATTATCTCTTTAAATTTCTTTCCGAAATCCTTCTGTGCAGTTTCTAGGTCCTCTAAAGCTTGTTTTATAGTTATTTTTCCTTCAGCATCTTTTGGAAGTGAAACCAATCCCACTATATCAGCTAAAGATTTCTCTACAGGTTTAAGCTTTTCAGATAATCTAGTTCTATATTCATTTTCTTTTATTAAATCAGCTTGAAGTCTATCAAAATCTCCAGTTTTATTTTTTCCTGCTGAAATTAGATTTAATAATTGAGTTTTTTGAGGACTCCCTGATATCCATTGGTGAGAAGTTACTTTGTTTTCTAAGTCTCTCCATTGAGCTTCTGTTTTTAACTTACCTTTAACACCTTTAGCTGTTAAGGCTTTAAAAAGTGTTGTGTGTTTTTTTGTATCTCTTTTAATATGTTCTTCTTTTTGTTGGGAAGCTATTAACGCATTATATTCAGTAGCTAGTGTACTAGCATGTTCATCAATAATTTCTCCATCATTTTTTATAGCCTCTAATTTTGCTATTAATCTCCCTGAAGAAAGAATTTGTCCTTTCTCATCTCTTATTTGTGATCTATAGTCACGAGTTTTTGTACTACTTGTTTTTTTATTTTTAGTTTGTTCAATTGTTTGTGCGGATTTTGTTATAGTTTGCTGATCTTTTACTATTTCTCTATCCTGATCTAATTCATCATACCTTGCTTTAATAGCTGCATGTTTCATTACTACAACTGCAGGATGAGCGTTAAGATCTTTATTAATTTTAGTTCTTTCTTCTTGTAACTGCGCTACATTATATTCAGAAATTGTAGCAATAAATTCTTTTTTCATTTTAGTGCCTATTGCACTTTTAGAAATATCAAATTCTTTATGATGAGGATCTAATTCATTTATAGCTTTTGTTAGATTTTCAGACATCTCATTATATTCTTTACTCATCTTTGCTGTTGCAAAAAATTCTTTATTAGAGTCAAGATTAGCCTTTGCTGTGAGTAATGCCTGTATTTTAGTTGGGCTTCCTGTTGTTGTTGTTTTCCCATTCTCATCAGTCTCAATCTTAACACCTTCACCTTCACGTTGATGAGAAATAGTATGGTAATCCAAAGCAGCTCCACCATTTATTAGAATTCTACTAGAACTTTCTTTTGCTTTACTAACTAAGTTTTTATTATAAGATTCTGTAGCTTTCTTTTCCTGTTTTAATAAAGCAGATTTTTTCTTCATTGCTTCACCAACAACTTTAAACCAAGCAGGACCCACAACTCTTCTCTCATAGATCATTCTTCCAGCTTTTGCATTTTTACCAGTAAAAGCATCTATCAATTTAAATACAGGAGCATTAGAAGAATCAGCAGTAAGTATTTTACTGTTAATATCATCTATTACTTGAAGTTGAACAACATCTCTATCATGAATTCTAATAACTTTTCCATCTGCTCCTTTAAGAATACTTCCTTCTGGACCTAATACAGAGATATGCTCAATTAAAGCTTGAATGGATTCAGGACTTCCAAGATCAGTAAGAGGACGTTCTCCATTCAAATGAGTATCTATTCCTGATTGAATATTTCTTTGCTGTAATTCATCAACATATCCTTGTTTTCTTAGAGCAACCATAGAAAGATATTTATCATCATTCAAAGGTACTCTCTTTAAAGCTTCTCCTAATTGTGGGAGTCCTACAAAATGTTCTTGCGCTCTTTCTAATTTATATAACTCTAATTTTGCTGAAGCATACTTAGTAAAATCAGTTTCTCCTATATATTGACCAGTTTCAGGATCTTTATCTAGTCTTTGTAGTACCCATTCATCATATACTTTATCAACTAAATTTGGAGCTACTGCATCCCAATCTGCTTGTTGTTTTTTAAGAACTCCTTCTGTTCTTTTTTGTTGGTAAGCATTTTTTAGTAATGTATCTTGGGATTGTTCTTTAGTTAGATATCTTCCTGATTTAACTGTTCTGTGTCTTTTCTCTCCATGTTTAATAAGACCACCAGAAGCTAAATTTTCTTCAAATGTTTTATTGTCTCTATAAGCATCAGTATCTTCAAGATAAGGTTTACTTCTATCAGGACCATGCATCTCTGAAACAATTTCTGTTTTTTCTTCTTCTGATAATTCTTGCCAAGACTTTCCACCTCCTGTCTCAGTATATAATCTTTCTGCTTCTATTCTTGCTTCGTTTTCTTTTCTTGTTTTTTCCTGTCTAGCAAAAGCTTCCTCAGCTCTTTTCTTAGCTTCTGCTCTAGCTGCCTGATTCTTCTGGGCAATAGCCATATTACCCATAGATTGTCCTAGACCTTCTAATCCCTTAGCAAAAGACATTAGCTCGTTAGAAGCTGTTAAGTCTGGTCCTCTAGATTGATCTAATTGAGGAACTCCAGCACTTTTATCAAATCTTCCTGTGTCGAAACTTGCTGTTGAATATTCTGCCATATTTAACTCCAATTACCATCCATTTTTGCATCAAAAGCTTTGGCATCCATATAGCCTTGTCCTAATCCCATAGCTAATCCCATCATTCCAGGCCCTTTTTGGTAACTTGTTCCTGCTATCTGAGCTTTAGCATCTAAGAAGGCCATATCCATCCCTTGCTGTATTTCTCTATCCCTATAATCTAGTTGGGAAGCTCTCATTTCCATATCTTTTAAGAACTTATTATGTCCTTGTAGAATAGTATTTTGGGCTTGACGGAGTAATCCATCTGTACTTTGTCCTTGAGCTAATCCTGAAGCTTTCATTGCTGAAGCAGCTTTCATTTTTTGTAATGCAACTGACACACCTGCATCAGCTTTAATTTCTAAATTACGCCCACGCATAATATTAGTATCAGCAAAAGCTTGTCTAGCTTGTCCATACTGAAGATTTAATCTACTTTTTATTGCCAGATCTTTTTTATACTTCCAAGCACGTTGAGCAGCAGCAGCTTGCAGTTGAGCTTGATGATTCATGACGGTGGAAACACCCTTCATTATCATCATTGCGGCAAATGGTCCCATATATTTTCTTACTCGTTATATTTTACAAATTTAATAAAAGGTATCTTTAAATATCCGTAGTCTGGAATAGTCTTAGGAAAATAAAATCCCAAATGCTTTAACCAAGTCTGAGACTCTTTATTTCTTTTATCTACATAGTTCTCTAGAAGTGGATAGATGTCATTCATCTCTTCTATCCAAGACTTAGAACACTCTAGAAAAGTTCTGAGGTTCTTACGTTTCCAAATACTCAGGTAATTAGTACTAAGTAGCCAAGGGCTTCCTGAACCGTTTGAATTGATCCCTATTCCTCCTATCGCAAGGAGTTGCTCACCATCGAAATAACAGACTAATCTGTCACTATTTAATACTGAATGAGTTACTGCATCTTTAGGACTTACTCCATTAGAAGCAAAGACTTCATCTATGTCTGCCTGACACATATCATCTGCTAAAAGATCTATGTAATGAGCTTCAAAAGGTTTTATATAGTTCTTATAGAACATAACTTTATACTCGTCTTGATCTTTGGTGTAAGAATCCTTCCCATTCTGCAGATTGAAATGAACAAGGAAGGTACTCATCATTCTCTATGGTGATGTTACAATTACTTGCATTAGACATTACTCCCCCTTTAAAGGTTCCTGAAAGTAGTTTGTATTGTCCAAGAGCAGATGTATTAGTGACCATTCCACTAAACTTCTTCTCATAGTTAGTACGAGGAGTAGAAGATATAGTCTGTCCTGAATTAAATGTTAGAGTAATAACAGTACTACTTATTGTTGCATTAGCAGAAAGCTCTAACGTAGTAAGATCAGTTATAGAAGATATAGTTGTTCCTGAAGGTATCCCTGTTCCTAATACAGGCATTCCTTCCGTAAGATCAGAAGTACTTGTTACTGTTACTGTTGCATCTGTATCTACCAACGTAGAACTAGGTAAAATTATTACATTAGGATCAGGAATATTTATAGTTCCAGGATTTACATTAATCTTTAAGTTAAAGAAACCTGTTTTGTTGTAAAGAAGATTAATGTTTCTAATCTGTAGTTTTGCTGTCTGAGCAGGAAGCTCATTCTCTTTATGAATGAATCTAGAGAACTCGTATTCAAAGGTATAAGGTATTCCTGCGTATACTACGTTATCAACATCATCAGCTAAGTAATCATCAATATCACCTTGAATAATTTTACGAGCATTTGCATTTACATACACCATATTATTAGGTAAAGTACTGAGATTAAGACCAGAGTAAGGAATACTACTGAGAAGATCTATAAATGTAAGTGTAGTATCATCGTTATCTTCGGTGGCATTTGTACTAAGTACAAAAGTTGTACTGGTAGGTATTGAAGAAATTATTTGCAAAACAGGAATACCTACACCCTGAACTCGCATACCTACTTTAAGATCACTAGTACTAGATACTGTTATTGTTGAATTACCATCTACAGTAGTACAATCTGTTAATACTACTGAACCTAATTTTACTCTCCTATCTAAAAGTACTGCAGTTTCATCTTCCATAACTGCTTCTGAAGAATCTAAACTAAGATTAATGTCTTCTAAATAAAGACCATCTCCATCTCTCTTTACAAGAAGTTTCAGAGTTGATCCTAAGAATGCACAATTAAGAATATCTCCATCAAATGTCCAATGACTCCAAGAGTTTTGTAACTTCTCCTGATCCTGCCAATAGTTTTTATAAACGTATATTCGTTTTGTATCATCATCACTCAGGACTGCTACCATCTGGTCATTAGAACTCACCATCATCTTAGTAATCTTACCTTTGATGTACTGAGGTACATGAGCAGTTATGTCAGTTGCATCATTTGAATCTGATGATCCTGTATCTACAAAGTATTCTCTTACTCCTGAGTATTCACCACGTTCAAAAGGAAAGTAAACAAATCTACCTGAAGAAACTGGAGGAGCTTTGGAGGTGCTTTCAAACTGAGTTACAACGTCTACTGAAACAGTACTAGGAGTGAATCCTTCTCCTTCACTATTTAAACTAAATTGTTGGAAGTCTGAGAAGAGTAGTAAGCTTTGGTTAAATGCTGCAGCATGTGTGAGGATTGAAACTTGGTTATTAGATACTGAGATGTCAATGGGATTACCATCAAGTGCAGTCATTACAGAAATAGGAAAGAAATTATAATAGTTTCCTGCTTCTGAAAAGATTATGTTTTCATCACTTAGAACTCCAAAACGATTCCTATGAAAAGTAATATCATTTATTTTACCTCCTACAAAGGTTGGGAAAGGATTAGAAGTGTCATCTCCTGCTTTCCTTGAAGACCATCCAAACCTAGCTCCAAAAGTTCCTGATACTGCTACTTCCTTTACAGGTTCATAAAGAAAGAACTTATCTCCTGAAGCATCATATAACCTTATTAAACGATGAGGCATTGTAGTAATATCGAAACCTGTATCTATAGCTCTTCCTAGAGTTTCTTTCCATACACCTACACCTTCTGAGTCTTCCTCATACTTTACATAGTAATCATCTTGAGATCCTCCTGCATTTCCTACTACTTTTACGATGTATCCTTCTGGAACATTCTTTCCTGGAAGACTTGAGAATGAAGTAACTTCATTTTTTATTCCTATTAAAGCAACTCCACCTTTAGAGTCTTGGACTTCTATTGAGAATGGTTGTTTACATTTAAGAGAAATAACACTTCCAGAAGTCTCACTCATTTCAACTTCAAAATTATCTGCAGCAAGACTATGTTCTAAAGTTTCTATTGCATCTAAACCAGCTACATAATCTCCTGCACCAGATGTTTCTCCATTTTCATCTCTATCTATTATACATCTCCAACCTCCGAAACCTTCTATAGGATCAGTAGAATCAAAATCATCCCATGCGCCTTCTGCGGTACTCAAACTTGTCATACCTTCTTTTAAATGCTTAGCAATAGTAGGAGTACCTATATGAGTCTGGTTAAGTCCTACCTGAGAAGAAGGTGTTTGAAATCCTACTTTGTAGGTTCTTTTATCATCTACACCAGATCCTGCAGCTTCTTCTGGATTTACTACTATCTTTATTACATACTTACTAGAGTAATCTCCTGCCTTTACAAAGATCATTCCTTCGTCTGTGTAATCTCCAGCAATTTGAGTAGAGCCTGATGAAGAGGTCTTAGATGTTGTTCCTTCTCCTGAAACTACACCGTCACTTGCTGCTGCTGTTACAGTTTTAGTTTTATTAATAAGGAAGGTAGTATCTGCAACAGTAGTTGCTACTATGTTGTCATTAACTCCTCCTGAAGTTGCTAAGGTATCAAGATATACTAGATCTGTAGAAGTAATATCTGTTGCACTAGCTACCGCAGCATGTGTATCACTCTTTACAGGAATAGAAGTTCCATCCTGATCATATATGGTTAGAGTTTTTGCTGTGCTAGATGCTGATCCACTTGCTCTAGTAAGAACCATTGTGTACTCTTCATTCCTATCTCTACGAATAGTATGAACAAACGTATCATCTACTAAAGTATCCGTAATCTTTTGTTTGTGTTCTGTTCCTGGACGTTTCTCCAAACCTCTCGCAATGGTACTATAACCATTCACTTGTTTTTCACTTTGCGAGGCTAATCTAATCTCAGGAGGTTGCTGAGAAATCCCATTTATCATATTGGGAATAGAAGAAGAAACTAAAGGCATCAGGAGTATAGAATTCTTTGAGATTTAAGAAGGGAAGATCCTGCAGTACTACGATCTATAGCACGGTAAGTATCATAATTATCAAAAACATTGAAATCAGCTAATTGAGATTCAGCTTCTTTTAATGCAAATAAAGCTAATTGTTCATCTTTAATCTGTAATTTTGTCATTTCTCCAGAACCAATAATATTTTCTTGAAACTTTCTACCTGCTCGTAATGTAATATAACGTCTTGCTATTTCTGGAAGTTCTTCAAATTCAAGAAGGACAATCATGTCTACAACAACTGCATCTGTAAACTCAAATGTGTTCTTAGTACGGTCATAAAGCTTCTGATTCCTCATGACAATATCGCTATCATAATCCCTTGTTAAAGCTCTAGTATCTAGGTGTATGCAGTTGCTAGGTACACTAATATGATCAACTGAATTCGGACTTAGTGAGTACCTTAAATCGGTATTGAATGCCCATCCTGCAGATTGAACTTCTCTGGAAACTGTATCAAGGGTAATAGCAGCTATTTCAGCTTCCTGAAGACCAGAATTCATTGTGTTTACTGGAGCTTCTCCAACACCAAAAAGCATTGAATTAATAGCATCTAGTTTGGATGTAAGTGATATAGCCATTTTAAGGGGAATATATTAAAAGAGGATAATTATTGGGGAGAGTAGAGGAGGATGGAGAACTACTGTTTCCTCCTCTACAAACGTGAGGCATGGCAAGAGGATTAACCACACCTCACAAAGAGGTTATTATGAAACAGGTGCAACAAGTGCTACTGCCATTGCTGGACGTAGTATGTTGTGACCCATTGCATATTTGGAAACGATTAATGTTCCTTGACGGTTGACCATATAATCAGTCTCTACCGCAAGGTCTAATAGTTTCACAGTTGCTACTGCATCTCTGTTCATGACAAGCGCACGAACTTTCTCACCTTCACCACCATAAGCGGCTGCAGCAGGAAGATCGTAAACAGTTGTCCTAGCAGATTCTGGAGAGGCTAATGGCCTATCCGCAGATGGAACTATACCAGCACGAGAAGCACCACTACCAGACATAGTCCAGAGATTAGTAGCCCAACCAGCAGTACCACCAGTTCCAATATGAGGAGATCTAACTACTGGAATACCTGCAATAGTTGGAAGATTCACATCTTTAACTGAACCTCCTCCACCTACATCTGAATTAAACATATGTAGATCGACGGTTTCTTCACCATTAGTATTAGCTTTAAACATGTGATAGTAAATATCTGTTGCACAGACAACTACCAAATCATCTAAAGGTGCGCCAGCCATTTCTAGAATACGCTTAGCTTCAATAACTCCTTCCATAAATTTACTGGATTTACAAGAGTCAGCAAGTGTTGCGTATGTCACGTTAGCTGTATAATCCTCATCATCCCAAGGGACATCTCCTTGAACAAGAGCTGCTGATGCAGTCTTAGAAGTTGTCAACGCAGCTTTAATAGCCATTCTTAGAATGTTCTTATCAGCAGCATAAGCTAATCCATAAGCAGCTTCCTGCGTATAAACTGAGCGTATATCATACTGAGACATCGCTTCATCAATATTAGGGATGAATTGATTTACAATTAAGAGATCGTCAATAGTGACAATTCTCTCAGTTTGTGCCGCAGTAACTGCAGGAACGATTTCAGTTCCAGGACTATGATAAGCTGCGGTACGATGCTTACCTGTCATGATAAACTGTGCCGATTTACCCTTCTTAATATTTCGGGTTCTCGTATAGTTCATCATTATATTTTTGGTCTGAAAGGCGGTCATAACTTCGCCAGCATAGAGCTTTAGATATAGACTCCTAGCATCACCTGTCTCGTTTACCTGACCTGACCTATGACCTGTATAATTTTGTGCCATATTTGAATTTAATTGAGATTAAAATTAACTAGTTTTAAACTAGCACGATTAAAGTTACGGACGTTTACTCTATCGTTCTCAATTAAAGTTATCCTCCTCAGAGGGCAATAATCTTGTTCTGATGTTTCATTTCCGTATTACATAAGGTTAGAAGATCCTAGTTTCCTAGTCACTTCATCCCTGAAAGCAGGATCAGTATGGTATCTAGGATCATTCATAGCTTCAGACATTTGTATTAATGAACTGAATGCTCCTGAGCTTGATCCACCTGTTGATCCCTGCAATAAGTTTGGCGAACTTCCGTTTGCCATTTGGTATTGAGCGTTAAGAGACTTAATAGCAAATAAGCTATCGTTTTTATTTGTACTCTCTAACGCTCTGTTGAATGAGTCTATTTCTTCTTGAGCTAGATTATCTCCTGCCCATGCTACAAGCTCCTTATACTTCTCCTGACCTCCTACAGAGTTATATGCTGTCTCTGCAAGTTTATCTGAAATAGCTTCTTGACCTTGTATCCATGAGTTTACCATCTCAGTAGACATACCTTTGCTACCAAGTTCTGTGTATGACTCTGGAGATAATTCTCCTTTTTCTAAATACTCATTAGCGTATTTATTATAATCTAAACCTGCCTCTGCTAAGGTTTTATGAGCTTCATCTATTTGTGTTTGTTGTTTTTGAGAAATTGGAGTCTGCGGAGGTGGTGTAACCTCATCGTTGTTCGCCACAGACTCCGAATTGGATGACATTTTCTGCTCTAACTCTCTATAAGCTTTCGCCATATCTTCTGGACTATTAAACTTATCAGGTAGCCAATTCGGATTTCCGTCTTCTCTTTCTACTGCACCAGCTTCTTCTGCAAGCTGAATCATTGCTTGTTCATGCTCTTTAGTACCTTCTGGAGGTGGTGGAGCATCTTCATGAGTGCTTACTTGTTGGAATTCTGCCATATTTTTCTCCTCTTATATAAGTTAGTTATTCATTTCAGGTGGTGGAGATGAAGGTGCTTGTTGAGCCATACCTTCACCCATTCCTTTCATCATTTCTGGAGTAGCTTTTTCTGCTATACGTCCCATCAACTGCTGATTCTGCATTGCCTGTTGCTGTTGCATTGCTGCCTGTTGTTCCACTTGCTTCTGTTCTTCAGACTTTATAAGTCCTTCTGTATCAATTCCAAGTGATCCTGCAAGCCTAGTAATGTAATCAGAAATATTCAACTCTGCCATTGCTTGTTCACCAAGTGGTGCTAAGCTTTGTAAGAACATTCCAAGTTTATTGAGATCTTCTCCTCTACCAAGAGCTTCTACTCCTGTAACAATAAGAGGTTTAAGAGCATCTCCTGGAAGCTTAGGAATCTTCTTATCTTTTGCCATTCTGTGCATTAAGATCTCTACAAGAGGAAGTTGAAACTCCTGAGATAGAATTGCATATACTCCTCCAAGAGCAATCTCAAGTTCCTGTCTTGCTACTCTGATCTCTTCTGCAGTTACTCTCTCTGCATCCCTTCGGATAGAACTATTCATCAGGAACACTCTAGAGAGGCGTGTCTGAAGCATCTGTATAGTTTGCTGAGCTATATTAAAGTCCTGAGATTTTCCAAGCTGAAGAGAAGATACATCATTATCATCTCCTGTAACTATTGCTCCATTCGGAGACTCTGCAAGTGTCTTAACTCTTGTAGTACCATTAGGTCTTACAAGGAATAATACCTTTGCTGCTGCTGCAGATCCTTCTACAATAGACTGAGTAAGAGACTCAAGAGACTTTAGATCTCCTAAGTATTCTTCTACATATCCTCGTCCATAGTCCTCACCATCCATGTGTGTAAAACGTAATGCAATGAAAGGGTTCTTATCTTTAGTGAAGGTTCCTTCTGATCCTGGAACTATCTGGCCTTCTAACTCTTGGTGAATCTTCCAGTTTTTTCCTGTCCATTTAATACAAGTATAAAGGTCTAGATCTTTAGTAGGATTTTCGGATTCTGGATCAGCTATTATTTCTCTTGCTCGTTCAGGAAGAGACAATGGAGAAAGGGATTCTTTTGTAATGATCTCTAAAGGATTACCCATAGAATCACGCTTAACAACATACCTATCTAATCTGAATACTCTTATCTGTCCTTCTGGTGGAAGATAAATAAGTACGTTTCCTGCCACTATAAGCTGTTTTAAGGCTTCTGAGATAGGTACTCGTAGACCTCTAACTTCGATTTCCTGCATAACCATGCGTTCAATCTTTGCAAGACCTTCTTCTGCTTCTGATCTTTTATCTGCAAGAAGAGCTTCTAGTTCTGAGTTGTCTACTACTAAACGAAAGAAAGGTGCATTAGGTGGAAGCAAAGAAAGTAAAAGCTTAGAACTTAAATTGTTTACTCCTTCTGCTCCTATAGATTGAAAAGGAGTTAGAAGTTCTGTACTTGCTCTATGATCCTGATCTGGCAGAAGACTAGGAATAGTATACAAAGAAGATTCTCTACCTCTTTGGAGATAGTGTTCTCTTTCCCCTCTGTATCTATCATATTTACTTTTGATTGCACCTTCTTCTTGATTATAAGCATCAGGATTGATTTCTGTCTTTGTTGTTTTTTTCTTGGATGAATATTCCATTGCTTATCCTATCCTCAATGATTTCCTAGCCCGTCCTTTGCTTTTATTTAATCTTAATTGTCCACGTGATTTATTCTTTAGTTTTCCTTTACGGCCTTTCATCTTTTCAAGTTCTACTTTAGTTTTAGGGTCTTGTGTTCCATGTATTTGTTGAGTTAAATCTTGACCAAGTCCTGCTACAGTATCATTCAACCAGTTAAACGTATCAACTCCTGCATCAGTAATAGCCCATCCTACTTC